CCAAACCCATTCTTTTCCTTCCATTATTCCGTTTACGAATGCATTTGGAGCGGAAGGATCTGCTACTATGTCAACTGCAGCAAGCATAAAATCCTCTTGTACCTGTTGATATCCGTTGACTTCTTTAAGAGAACCCATTCCTCTAGAAGAAACACCTAATTTTACACCCTCTTCTATTAGATTTTTGACAATATTCCCATATGGAGTGCCTAAAATAGTAGATTTTCCTACTACATTATTACCTTCCATACGAAGATCTGAAATCATATGAGAAACTCTTTCCAGATTGACTGTTGGTCCTTCTGGATGTCCTAGTTCACCCAATGCTCTATTTTGAATAACATATTGGTCATTGTATCTTTTGACTTCTCTGCCAAGAACAGCATCAGGATATACTCTACCGTTTCTGTTCTTTACATTTGACTCCATGAAGACCCCTTGAATATAATATTTTTTGGGTCCCGTAGAAGTTTCTTCTTTTAAGACATGAATATTAAGATTAGTTTCTGTTATAAGTTTCATTTACTTCTTATCCTTTTTGGCATCCTTTGCAGCCTTTTTCATTGACTCTTTTTTATTGCCATCTTTGTTTAGATTAAGAGAATGTGGTTTTTTGCCTTTTTCGGAAGAAGATTTTTTCTTTCCTTTTTCCTTTTTTGCTAGTGCTGCTGCAAGTTGAGGTGGCATTTTTCCTTCTTCAAGAGTATTTTCACCTTCTGCTTGATTACATTCCGTACAATATAGATTTTGAGCAATTTCTAACTTTTTTGCCTCTAATGCTTTTGCTACTTTTTCGTAAAGAGAATTGTGAATTTGACTTCTAAAACTCTCTAATTTACCAGAAACAAGGCTTTCTATAATATTTTTCATGCCAATCTCCTTTTTTATTATTTATATATTTTTATTTTTTGAATAAATTTTTGGTATAATTCCATATTTTTTGTAATTTGGTATTTTTAATTTCATTTTTTACATTCTCAGATACACCTTTTAATTGATTTATTATCCCACCTATTCTTTTTAATTGAGACACACCTTCTCCTTTTTCTTTATCCCATTTATTTAATGGGCAAGTAGCATTTGGCATGTGTAATTTTATTGATAATCCTGCTCTTTTTCTTTCACCACAACCACAAGCACCACAAAAACCAATTTCATCTTTTTCTGGTTTTTTTATTAATTTTGGACATTCCATACATTTTTGTTTTCTTTCTTCAAAAACAATAAGAGAAACTGGACCTTGGGTAAATAAAGACATTTCTGCAGCAACATAATTTGATACTTTTGGAGAATCTGAAATTATTGATTTTAATTTATTTTGATCAAATTCGTTTTTATTTGGTATGTCTTTTGGAATATTGACATCAAAACATTCAGCATTTTTTATTCTAACTAATGAAGGAAACCCATGTGCAAAAAAATCTTCAAATATAGAAATTCCAACAGGATTTCCTTCTTTATCTAAAATTTGATAATAACCACAAGTTTTTTTATTATTCATATTATAACTCCAAAATAATTATGTACATGGCGGTGCTTGTTTAGTTATTTTACCTAATTGTTCGCAACTAAGTCCTTCAGTACATATCCAACTTGCTGGTTGATTTTCATTTTCAGCACAGAATTTTGGACATGTTCCATCAGGACAACCATCAACCAATATTCCATCTACTCCTTCACATAAAACAGGAGTTTTGATAAATTCTCCCAATTTTCCTGGAGCATAATTACAATACCATATATCAGGATCATAGTATGTTTTTCTATAAGAACATTCAAAAACAATACATGAAGACCAAAAACTTAAAACATTATAATTATTAGGATTACATTGTGGAATGAATAAATTTCCATTTATATCTGTTGATGGTTGTTCTTGTAATGTGTATCTTCCATTTGGTAATTCTGTGACTGGAGAAGATATACATCCACAAGATGGTCTATAACAAGAACATCCGACTAATTTATTTCCGTTAGAAACTGATTGTTGTAATTTCCAAAAATTTTCTGTTTCATAATCATATCTTTTGAAATGAGGCCAAAAAGTATCAGGAACTGCAGCAATTTCATATGGAAGTTGACAACATGGTCTTTTATCTAGTGGCAAGTTACATGCATAAAATTGACAACCAGAAGAATCTTGCTTTGGATTACAATTTGACTCTATTACTTCACTACAAGTAAAATCTGTTACCAATAGCCATGGACTTTCTCCAGCACATGATGCATTATCACAATGGTTTGAGTCTTCATCACATTTGGTTATAATTGAATCTTGTAATATTTCATAATCAGAATAATTAAAAACACCATCATTATTTATATCTTGATAGTCAGAATCCTTTGGTAATTTTGGTGTTCCTAAATCATCACATGAACTTTTCCATCCAATTCCTTCAGTCCAAGAAAAATCAATACTAGTATTTATGGTTTTAAATTCATGAATTTTTCCTACATCTTTTCCTTCTAAATTGGGATAAATTCCACAACATCTATTATTTTCATATTCATACCATAAACATCTTCTATTATCTTCGTTCACTGGTTCTATTGTAAGAATATGAACTGCCATTACTTGGCATATTCCTCTTTGATAAGGAGAAGGTACAATAATACAAGGATTATCGTCATCTGCTTTATACACAGTACAACCTTGTTTAAAATCATCACTTGGACAACTACCAAATTCTGCACATCCATATTTACATGCCATTTGTATTGGATCTTTTGGTATTAGTCCATCACAAGAGTCTTCATCTTTTCTTTGCATTACTCCATAATGACCATTACATTCTCCAGGACATGTAAATTCATCACCATCTGTTTTTGGTGGAGTAACAAATCTTCTTTTGATGCAATAAGATTTAAACCCAGCACAACTAGAAACAGCTTCTACCGCATTGATGCAATTCCACGAATCAGCAGCAAAAAAAGATGATATTACACCCCCCGGTGGAGTATTGCTAAAGGGATACCATTTAGATCCTTCTTCTACCCATTCATTGGAATTGTTTAAAGCACTTGTATACAAACACGGAACATAATCACCAAATCCATCATATTCTTTAATCACAAATTCACAACCAGTTACGCATGGAACAGGATCTTTTATTACTTTTGGACAAAGTGTACAATCAACATCTGAACCATTCCAAAACTTCCATTCAAATCCACCATATACTTCTTTTTTGTATCCTTTTCCAACTCCATCTTTTAGAATGTATTCATCATTTGTATCCTTGCAATCACAATCCCATTCTAAAATTGGTCTATTGAACAAAATTAAGTATGGATCTAATTCATATTTTTGCCATTTAACAACATTTCCTACTTGTATGGGTCTTTCAATATAGTATCCAATTTGAGAACAATATTGAATATCATCATTTGTTATATCTAAAGCAAAAATAGTTGCAGTTTGAGTAGTAGTAAATTCTCCCTTTCCATAATATTTTCCATTTTCATCTATTCCATAACACGAACAAGGAGAATTTTCATTACATTTTTCTGTGTTGACACATTCATTTGGATTATTTGTTGTTGTTGTATAGCAAGAAGGTGATCCTGATGGTTTACAAGTAAATGGAGCACAAAGATTTTCATTATTTGGGCAATCACAAAAACAAACACCATTTTCATTTAAATTATAATTTGAACATGTTTTACTATTTTCTAAAAAATATTCTAAACAATTAGAAAAAGTTGATAATTCTGATATTTTTAATTCTTCAGTAGAATCTGTTGGTATTAATATAGGTTTCCAATACAAATCACCACTTTCATTCAAAGTAGCAACAAATCCATCATATATTTCAGGATAATAATAATTCCAATTTTGTTGACATCCTTGAACATGCCCTTCATAACTAGTATATTCTCCATATTCCCACACATCACCAACATCTGCAGATAAAATTGCAATATCTGGATTGTTTTCTCCAGAACATGGATTTTCATTTACTTTGCAAGTAGGAATATAAATTACTATTGGAGAATTCCATCCATCATTTATTTGTGGATCTGCTCCGTCTCCATTATCTTTCCATGCTGCTCCAACGGTGTATTCTGGCAAATTAGAATATTCTATATTAGAATGAGCATTTCCTTTTGCACCAATACAAATATAATCAACTTGAATTTGAATTGAACTGGATCTTTCTTTTAATTTTCCACATATATATGAACTATCATAACATGAAGTTTTACTTGAAAATCCCCCTGCTCTATAATCAAAATCTGTTTCTATGGTATGAGTCATTCTTACTTTATCACCAACACTCCAACAACACTCATATGCTTTGTCTTGATTTGGTATTCCAAAAACACCATTACAATCTTGATAACAATTGCATAAATTATTACAGCAACATTTTCTTTCTACACCTAAACTCATATTGATACCTTAAATTGGAATAGTATAATTTGAAAAATTATTAAAACCAGAAGATAAACCACAATTTCCGTTTATTGGGTTTGGAGCAGAAAACCAATATTGCCCTTCAATGTTATATAGTTCTACTACAATTCCATTAGGAACAGGTTTAAATTCAAATCCCATAAAATCTTTTAAATATATTTTATTATTTTGTATATTTATTTCCAAATCACCATAAACTTTACCTTCTGTAGTTGAACCTATATTTAATTTATTATTTATTTCAAGTAAATTATATGCTTCTATATCATCATCATTTCTTTCTTCCCATGGTAATATTTCTTCTCCATAACCATCTGTATTTGGTTTTGGTTTAGATTTTCTTAAAATATATTTCCATCTCAATATAGATCCAGAAGTTATAGGAAGTAATTCAGAATTAGTTATTATGGCAAAATAACGAATAGTACAAGAGGGTTGTATTACAGGAAATATATTATTTAATGTTACTAAATTTTGAGGATCAGTGTTATTTACTACCTTATATTCAATAAATCCTATTCTTTGCTCGTTTGTTTCATTTTCTTTTACATTAAAAGAAATTATATTACTATTATTATTGCTATTATAATTTATGTTAAAAATTAATTCTTCATTTGAAGTAGTAATTGTGCTATCTATTATATCTCTATCAGAATAATGTAAATCAATATTAAATTGTTTATTTTCATTTGAACCACATGAAGCAGTAAAATTAGAAGGGGATGGCGTAGATATTGGAGAAATACTTTCTGTTCCTGTTCCTGAATCACCTTTTGGTCCTTGTGGACCTTCTTCTCCTTGTGGTCCAATATCTCCTTTTGGTCCTTGTGGTCCTTGTGGTCCTGCTGGACCTGGGGGACCAGGAATTAATAATGCGTTAACAGATGTTGGTGCTGGTTTTTTGGGACTAAACCCACAAGGAAAAATCGGTTTACATGGAACATTTCCTTGGTTTTCTATTATTGTAAAGTCTTTTACTATATCAGTATATAAAGCAATATTATTAGCTAATATATCAGGAACAGCAGCAAAAGAACCACCAATATAAATTCCATAATCAAGATTTTCAATATCTGTATTATTTTCTATACCAAAAATAGTTTTTATTGATATTTCTGTATTTCTTGTTCCTAAAGAATTCCAAGAAGTTTCATTCCATTCTGCAATTCCTAAAACATATAATCCAGAATTTTGATTTGTAGACCCAACTTTTATAAAATTTCCACCAACATATAATTTATTGTCATATAGGTGCAATGATTCTACTTTAGTTTTTATTGTTTGTCCTGATGATGTTATGTTTTGAGATGAAAAACCACCACCAACAGAAATCCAATTTATTTTATCAGAAGTTACTGCTAAGTTTGTTACAGTTTTTCCATAAATTGATGTAAATTGTCCACCAACATAAAGTTTATTTTTATATACTTCACAAACTCTAGGAACTATTTGATTTTCTATTATATCCGCATATTCTATATGAATAGAATTATTAAAAAAAGTAATATCAGTGGGTATTTTATTTTCAATAAGACTTCCAGTATAATCGTCCCATGTATTTTCAGATGAATTCCATTTTACAACTTTTTTTATTTGTTTTACATATATAAGATTATTATTTGAATCGTAATTAACAACACAATTAAAATCACCACATGCATATAAATTTCCATTAACAACTTTTAATTTATAAATATTTGCAGGATTAAATACTCCATTATCAAAATTTGCTATTCCTGGAATTTCAACAAATTTATATTCATCATTAGTATTTTTTTGTAATTTTGCAACACCAAAAGATAAAATACTTCCAGATCTATTAAATATTCCACCAATAAAAATATCATCATTAAATATTGATATTGTTTTTATTTCAAATTGTAATATATTATTTGAATTAGGTGCGATATAATTTATTCCGTTATCAACAACATGCCAATCTATACCACTCCATCTTGCTATACCTTTGGTTACAATAGAACCTATTGAATTGAACTTTCCACCAACATATAAATTATTTTCATGATAAATTATAGAATTAACAGTATTATTAGCACCAGATTCTAGTGAATACCAATTGAATTCTGACATGTTACTTTCCCCTTATTCAATGGTATTTATAACAAACTAGATGCATCATAATTTATTGATTTATTCGAAAGAAATTGTGTTTGTTGTGGACTTGCTGCTTGTGCCTGTTGTTCATCTGGAAGATTCTTGATGACTGTTCCTTGACCAGCTACTTGTCCCGGAAGTGGACCAGACAAACCTGGAGTTCCGCCTTCCATTCCTTCTTGGCCTGGTTGTTGAAGTTCCGCCATTTCAAGTTGCTTTTCTTCTTCGATCTGCATGTCTATCTCTTCAATTTCCTCGTCTGTTTGTCGAAGAATGTTCTTTCGAATCCAATAATCAGAGAAGAATTTTCCAGAATAATCCGAAACTTCACGAAGAAGTCTCATGCGATCAATCATTATTTCCGAATCCTTGCTCTCTGCAAAATAGGAATCGGTTGACCAATTAAATCTTATGTTTTGGCGAATATCTTCAAATTCTTGTTCAGAAAGAACTTGCTTGCAAAGAAGTTCTATTCTGAGAAAATTCACCATGAGTTCTGAAAATTTATTTCGAAGTCTCTTGATGAATTTTGCATATTTTAGTTCATCTCTTGTTATTTCTGATGAACGGCCCATGTTGAATCCATTGTTTGATTCAAGACGAGTTATTGGTATGTTCAAGGAACGAAGAAGAGCCTTTTGAAAATACAGAACATCTTCCATCTCACCGAGATTTTGACCACCCGGAAGAGTTTCAATTTGAGTTCCTCTTCCGCCTTCACGGCGAGGAAGCCAAAAGTCCTCCAACATGCTCATGTGCTTGCGATCATCACGAATTTCACCAGTAGCAGCATCATATACTACTTTGTTGCGATATCGATTCATGATGTCACGAATATATTGCTCTGCTTTTACCTTTGGAAGAGAACCAACATCAATATAGAAAATTCTTCTTTCTGGTGCTCTAGACCAACGATAGATTACAGTTGCATCTTCTACCATTCTCAACTGATTCAGTGGCTTGATTGCCTTGTGAAGATATCCAATCACTCTATTGCTTCTTGCTTCAATAAGACCAGATTGAACATAATTTATCGAATCTGAAGCAATCTTGATTCCTGCATTTGGAGAGTCTGGATAATTTATGAGATATGTACTTCTTTGAATTGGAGATTTATCGGTAGGCATATAGAGATAATATTCTTCTACTTCACGAATAATTTCTACATTTCCTACTTTTTCTTTCTTCTTGATTTCTTTTATCTTTTTTATTCGAAGAGGATCAATAAGTCGATATTCTCTAGCACCCTTTTTAGGATTATCATCAAGAATTATATGATAATATAATCTTCCATCTATGTACCATTTACGAAAAAGATCAGGTCCATCTATAGTAAAATTCAAAAGATGAAGAATTTTTTGAAATTCTTCAGAAATTCTTCTTTTTACTTGACTTGGAAGTCTTGTTCCATCAAGATTTATATCAACAAATTTTCCAGATCCATCCTCAGTTATAGCTTCATTTACGATATCATCAATTGCCATTTCGACTTCGGCATTCAAGGCCATTTCTCGATATTTACGAATTAAATCTATGTCGTTTCGGACTGTTCCGTCCAAATCGACATATACACCTTGCAAACCACCGGCTTCGACAATAGTAGATCCATCGTCTGAATCCGGTGGAAATGGGGTGATCGGCTCTTCAACTTTCTTTCTTCCGAAAGAGAATCCAAACAATTCAAATGGCATAATATAATTTACCTATTTTAGATTAGAGGTACATGATATGTATAAGCAAATGTCACGGTGAATTCTGAGATGACATCATTTTGATCATATGCTACTTCAATTGCTGATACTTCTCTTGGAAAAATTCCATTAATTTGATACGAGTGAGTGACCGATCCATCTCTTTTGAGTTGTTCACAGATGGCACCTGAAGCAGAAGTCCATGCGTATGCATTTCCTAGAGAAACATTGCTTTCGTGGCCATTTATTGCTGCATTCCATCTTTCCATTTCTTTTCTTAGTTCAAATCCTTCCGTATTCATGATCGTGACAGTCCAGTCAGCATATGTACGATCACCAGGAACTTTGATTTGACGACCAAGATAAGGAACAGTTATTTCTCCAACAGATGATTCTGGTAAGGTTGTTCCTTTTGCCATGAATACTAAAGACGGACCATTTTGAGAATTCATAAGTGATGCATTGACGGTTGGAACACCACCAGGATAAACCGAAACTCTAAAGAGATTTGGCTTTGCACCACCGTCGAAATTAGCGATAAAATCTGAAATATTTCTTGCCATTTGTTCAGCCCTTTATAGGATTAGACCCCTTGAATTTCTTCGAAAGACACTCCAGTTGGTGTAGCAATGAAGTTAAGTTGGATGAAATTAATTGAGCGTGCTGGCTTAATGTATATATCTCCAACAAAACTATTTGAATCAATTACTTGTGCAGTATTGTTTGTTTCATCGCATACTACACGGAAATCAGTAATACCTCTTCTGCCTTGAACATCACGGAGATATGGTTCAACTAGATTTCTGAATTGTGCGCGAGTAAATTCGTCATTGAATTCGAAGAGAAGGAATTTAGATGCTGTTGAAATTGCCTTCTCAAGAACAATGAAGAGTCTTCTTACATTGATTCTGTCGAATGCACTTGGACGATCTAACATGGTCTTGTCACCGAAAAGAACAGTTCCTTGACCTTGGAAAGATACTACCGGATTAATTCCACGGCGATAAAGTTCGTCTCTTTGAGTCTTGTTTGGGTTGAATGCAAGACGAACAACATTCTTGATTCGACCGCGATCAAATCCAGCAGGAGAAAACCAAGGATCTCTATTTAGATCGGTAGTTACGCAGCAACCTGCAACATCGGCACAAAGAGGAACGTAACGGAAAACGTCGTTATAGCGATCATATTGAAGTTTATAACCTGAATCCATTACTCCATATGAAGAAGAAAGATTTACTGAATTCTTGTATGATATGATGTCTTCAATAGATAATGTTTCTATCGAATTTGATTTTGGTGATACGAATGCAATGCAGTCTTTTCTTGCTTCTGCAATTTCAATTACATCTCTAGCGGCTGCTGCAGACATTGGTCCTGCAAGAAGAAGAGATGCATCATTAGTCTCTGAATCAGCAAAATGCTGCTCATAGAAAGAAATTAATTCTAGATCTAGATTTGACCACAGAGATCCTTCAAGAGAACCACCCTTTAGAATATATTTCTTGAATTCATTTGTTAGAACTGAAAATTGTTCAATTCCACCAGACGAAAAATCAAGATAAGATTTACCCCAAAGAGATTTTCCTGATTGGGCAACGGTCAGTGCATGTCCTGCCCAACGAATATATTTTGAATTATTATTTACTACATTGACGTAATAATTGTTTGTTCCGTCTGGTTTTCTCGCATCTATACATTTTGAGACATATGCGAATCGTTCAAGAACAGTTCCTTTTTCTCCTGTCCATTTTCCTGAACCATCAATTACTAGTATGTGAAGTTCATCGTTTGCACTTGTAAATCCAAGATCTCTGAAGAAAAGAGAGGTTCCTGGAGTAGTATCAAATTCATCAAGGTATTTTGTTAATTTGTTTCCGGCTGTATCTATTTCATCGGAATATGAAGCATCTAATATGATTACTTCAACATCATTTCCTAAATCACCAGGAAATCTTGCACACCATTTCATTGCAGAAGTAAAAGTATATGCTTCATATGAAGCATCATTGAAAACACCAGTCCAAATGCCAGTTCCCGCAGTTTCAGTAACAGGAATCCCATCATCGTTCGAATTCAATGCCTCTTCGTTTACTGAAGTATGATAATTTTCATTCAATGCACGGACTATAGTAAGGTTATTTCCGTATGAAAGGAAATTTGATGCAGTAAACCAATAAGTTGCATAATTTGCATCTGCTCCATCATATATCGAAGAAACTGGTGAACCAAATGTAGTAGCCAGTTGTTTTTCAGATGTTATTAATGTTGGTTCGTTTGCTGGACCCCATTGAAATGGTGCTACCATTCCTGCAGGAGTAGTTGCAACTGCTGGAACGATCAATGTTATGTCTTTTTCGGTGACATTAACACCCGGACTGAGTTGAAATGCCATTTTTTTCTCCTTTTGGAACACTCAATATACAATATTTGTCAAAATGTATTTATAATTTTACTTTTTTAGACTTTTAAAATACTGTATACCAAACATTTCCCTTGTCGTCTTTTTCGTATTCGGGAGATTGACCATCTTCTATAAAACCAAATGGTACAATTTCTTCTTCTAATTGCTTTATTTTATCCTGAAATATGTTCTTTTTCATATCCAAGTTAGTCAATTCTTTGAAATATTCTTGGCTGGTCAACCAGGAAAAAAGAACCAGACACATTACCAAATCATCATTATGACCAACTTCCGCTTCATAAGAAGTCTTTTTAGTTATAAAAGTAACTAATTCTTGGATTATTCTATAATCTGTAATTAATAGTTTATCGTCCTCTACCATGCTTTTTAATATAGAACAACCCAATCTTTTTACTGCTTTTGTGGTCCTAATTCCGAACATGGAACTTCCTCCACCAAATCCACTACTAAGCATTTGGCCTTTTCTTCCCTTGAATACTGAAGAAAGAATATTATCATATTCAAAATCCGAATGTAAAATGTCAGCTATTTGACTTCCAATGTCATTAATTTCCACTAAAATATATGCATCGTTGTATTTTCTAGCAATTGGGTATATTAAATTTGGATAAATTATTGGAGAAATTTCATTATTTTTAAATGTGGCAACTACCTTATATGGTATGCTGGTGATGTCTATCATGGCAAAGGCATGATAATCTATGCTTTGTCCTCTAGATGTATCAATAACCATGGTATATAAGTGGTCTTTTTCTGGATATTCATAAATCCAGACTCCTTGTTCGTTTTTATAAATTGGATCTTGATATGCCATTACCTTTAATTTTGTTGGATCTATAAGTGTATTGGTAGACCCAATAAACGAACACTCAAACTCTACTCTAAATTGTTGCTCGGAAGTATTTGCAATTTGCTTCTTTTTCCATTCATTATCTCTTCCTGGAACTTGATTCCAGTGAACCTCAACTGGAATAAAGGAATTTCTTTCATTTTCCGCATCAGTCCAAATCTTGTAAAACATGTTTAGACCATTTGGAGTAGAGACAATCAAGATCTTGGTATCTTGACCAGAAGAAATAGTTGGATATACAGATGAATAAAATTCATCTGCTATATGTGGAGGAACATAAGCAAATTCATCAAGGAAGATGCAATTTTTTACTAAAATACCATTTGCATAAAATGAATTATGTTCTTCGACTTCAAGAAGATCATATACATCTATAATATTATGTTGTTCTATAAAAACAATAGAACTATTTTTTAAATCACAACAAACAATATCGCCTACACTTAATGAAGAAGCAGCAACAAATCCAATATTGTGTATTTTTATTTCGTGATCTGGTGTACATATAATTGTTTTATTGTTTTCTAATGTTATTTTAATAGTTTTTTTATTCGCAGTTTTACTTATTCCATGAAATTTTTTGAATCCTGTTGGTGTATATACTTCCCATCTACCATCTTTGTCCCCTTGTTCCAAGGTCCACCTTGACGAATAATTCTTTCTTTCGCCGCTGCACTCATACGGGCTTTTGCTTCTTCTGATCGTTTCATTCCGCGATGCTTTTCTGCCATTTTTCTTATTTTGTTTGGATTCTTGTTTATTTTGTTTATGTGATCTATCGTTTTCTTTTTCCCAGTTAATGCTATTGAAATTTTCTGCCCAAATCCAGTTGGTTTCTTTTTCCCTAACAATCTTCCCGTATTTGCTTTGGATATTTTTTGTCGGGTTGAATTCGAAATAGTTTTTCCCGTATTTGATATTGATATTTTTTTCTTTGTTTCTTCTGAATGTTTTGTGCCAATTCTCATTGCTTTTCTCGCTTCTGAATAATTTTTCTTCGCTTCTATTATCGCAGCATTGGAAAGTTTGGCATAAGTTCCTTGTTTTCCCTTTACCATACGATAATATGCATGACACATCTTTGATTTGTCTATCCCATTCAAAAATCTCGGAAGAAGTCGATGAGCCAATAAATGTTCTTTTATTGTTAATTTTGCTATGTTCAATTTTTCGTTTGTTCCGCCAAGAGATTTTGGAATTATGTGATGACTTTCTGTTATCATTAATTCTTCCATAACACGATTTTGCGCCTTTGTCATAAGGGAAAAGTACCACTTCTTGTATTTGTTGTTTATTGTTTCCATAAGAATATATATAATTATTAATATTTCTAGATGAATTAGAATATAATTCATTAACAGAAATATCAAAAATTTCATTTGTTTTTGGGTTTCTTACAGTAACAATAGATTCTCCAGAAATACAATTATACGAACCGCCACGAATTGCACTTGATGATGTAGCCGCTG